GGGTGTTAGCTATGCTAACTTCTCTAAGACAGAAACTGACCACATTGTCGCACAATGGGAGGCTTTGCCAAACTATGTGGGCGATGCTAACATTCTACCATTGGTAGACGTTAGTGGCTCTATGGGCAGTCCAGCTGGCAAGAACACTAAGGTGACTTGTATGGACGTGGCAGTTTCACTAGGTTTGTACTTGGCTGAAAAGAATCAAGGTAAGTTCAAGGATACGTTCTTGACTTTCAGTGATAAGCCAGAACTAATGACCCTAAAGGGTAACGTAGTTCAAAAGATGCAACAAATGGTTAAGTCCGATTGGGGTATGAGTACTAACCTACACGCAGCTTTCAGCAAGATCCTTGATGTTGCTGTTAAGAATGAAGTACCACAAGGTGAAATGCCAGAAATGGTTTTGATCCTAAGTGATATGCAGTTCAACCAATGCGTGAAGCACGATGACTCTGCTATGGAGATGATTGAACGCAAGTTTGCGGCGGCAGGTTATGCTGTGCCACAAGTTGTGTTCTGGAACTTGAACGCTAGCGATAACGTTCCAGTTAAGTCAGACAAGAGCGGCGCGGCACTTGTGTCTGGTTTTAGCCCAGCTATTACTAAGGCACTTTTGGCGGCTGATATGGCTGAGTTTACTCCAGAAGGCATTATGCTGAAGACTGTAATGAGTGATCGTTACAACTTCTAATCGTTGTAGAAATACAACACCGTCCCTGTCTTCGCAAGTTGACAGGGATTTTTTTTGATGCTATAATTGTGGAATGATAACAGTAGAACACAACAAAGAAGAAGTAGAGTTTGAAACTCTAACCCAAGCAATGGATTGGGCAAAAGTATTAGGCAAGTTTGTTACTATTCGAGTGAATGGTATGGAACTTGTAGGTGTATTTGGTGCTGACAGTATTGTAGATGGTAAGTGTCCAGATGGAGTAGATTACACTTGGATGAAGCGGAGAACACAATGAACGACCAATTTGCACAGTTTATAGGTTGCTTAATTGCTATTGGTGGAATGATGTTTGCTTTGGTGATGGGTTATTTGATGGGCTATAATGATGCAAAGGATAGAAAATGAGTTTAGATGTAGATTTGATGGTCACTCAGCCCACTAGTGTGTACAGTGGAAACATCACACACAATTTGGGTCGGATGGCTAAAGAGGTAAAGGTAGGTATAGGTGCTAAGATAGACCTGTACACTATTTTGTGGCGTCCTGAAGAACTTAATTTTAAGTTTGCTAGGGATATTGCAGATTTGTTGGACGAGGGCTGGAATATACTGTTAAGTGATCCAGAGAAGTTCAAGAAGTTTAATCCTGAGAATGGATGGGGTAGCTATGAAGGACTTTGCGACTTTGTCTACAAATACCGTAACGCCTGTTGGGATAATCCTGACGCAGAATTGAGTGTATCACGATGAAAATTCGATTCGATAAAGACACTATGCCCGATGAATTGTACAATGCGCTCTTACAGCATTTTGTAAACGAAGCCGTTGGGCTAGGTGTTGAAGTAAACAAGTTTACCCAATTTAATAACTGGGTAGTCGAATGTGAAGTGGACAAAAAGGAATCGGTCCACTAAGGAGAATAAAATGCCGTGGATTGAAAATGTAGCCGCTGATGATATCCCAAAAAGATTTCATCACGAGGCTGGTGAGAATAGTATGTTGATTAGCATTACCGATCCTGCCAGCTGGCGCCCAACTCCTGCCCATAAGTTCAAAGAAATTCATAACTTTGAGTTTTTGGATGTGGAGGAAAACGACAAAGTTTTAGAAGAAGAAATGAAGTGTAGTCACGAAGATGCCGCACGACTTGTGGCTCTTTTACAACACGCTTTGGCTAACAGAATGAATGTTGTTGTCCATTGCTTCGCAGGAATTTGTCGTTCGGGTGCTGTATGCGAAGTGGGCGTGATGATGGGATTTGAGGATACAGGCAGGTTTAGAAGCCCTAATCTGCTCGTTAAGCACCGTATGATGAAAGCCTTGGGTTGGACCTACGATGCGGACGAAAAGCCCAACATCGACGATTGGCGCACGTTTAAACCTGTCGTATAAAAACAACACTAGCCAGTAGCCAGTAATCTCTGGTTGACTGGCTAGCCGTTTGAGCTTATAATATGTATATAAGTTAAACAAAGGAGCGACAAATGAAACAAGATTTTACAATGTATATCTACAAATTGGACAAGCGTACCAAAAGTGGTGAGCGACTTGTTTCAACTACAGTTTGGGCAAACCGTGATGAAGCAGGTATAGCACGTGAAGTAAAAGAACTTCATATCCATCACTACCCACGTGGCTTGTTTCGAATTGAAGCGTTGCCAAAAATGAAAACAGTTACCAATTTAATGACTGGTAAAGAAATCCAAATTGAAAGCGACACACCTCGTTGTTGCGATCCTAGCTCGGAGCTCTACTGGTCGATGTAAAGGAGATCAGTATGATGGTTGTTGCAAAGTTTAATGGTCGCTGGGTACGCATCGTTAAGTTCTCTCGCGATGTTGCCTTCAGCACAGAAAAAGAATGGTTTATGGTTAACTTTGACTTTGAAAAGGCTAACCGTAAGCGTGAACAATTTAAGTGGATTCCTGCTTCAACTCGTTTTGAAGCTGTTAGAGAATTCGTAGGAGAATAATATGAAGACTTGGATAACAAGTGACTTGCACTTTGGGCATAAGAACATTATGAAGTTCTGCCCACAGACAAGAGCACGATTTAGAGATGATGTTAGCTATATGAATAGCGCAATGGTTGAAGAATGGAACGACAAGGTTGCTCCAGAAGATACCGTTTACATCTTAGGTGATGTAGCATTTATGTCGGGCAGTGATGCCGGACGTACAATGATGCGTTTGAATGGCCAAAAGATTTTGATTGAAGGCAATCACGACAAGAAGACTTTAAATGATGTAACTTTTCGAAATGCTTTTAAGGAAATTCACAAGTATTTGGATTTGACATATGATGGTCACAAGATTGTTATGTTTCACTATCCAATTGCCGAGTGGGATCAAATGCACAGAGGAGCTTTGCACTTTCACGGACACTTGCACGGAGGTACAAGCGGGTTGGAAAAATATCGTGCGCTAGACGTAGGTATGGACTCAACTGGAGAAATTGTAATCTCTATGGAACGTGCTATCAATCGGATCAAAGATAACGAAGTAAAAGGACACCATCAGAAAGGGGATTGATATGAATACGCATATGGTAAAACAGACATTCTTTCAGTTGAGGCCCGGTGACTTTCTTACTTTGGTAGGAGAGTCTCAAACACAAATGTTTGGAGAGCCCGAAAAGCTCTTCAAAGATTTTAAAGGCGACTTATGGAGTGTTCCTGTCAGCAGAGTGGAGGCGTTATGAATATTAGCAAGTACAGCAAGAAGAAGTTTTACGAAGGTATTGTACTTTGGAGGGTAGACGATGAGTTTGCCGATCCTATGTTCAATTACCTAATATATGGATTCAGTCCAGGTAGCTTCTTTACGTCTGTGCTGGCTAATGATTTTCTAGGTGCCGTGGCCCGTAGTCATCCGTCTAACACTATCACGGCCCTTAAGGCTCTAACAGGTTGGATACAGGATTGTATGCCACGGAGAGCGTTTGGTAGTTACGAGGCTGTAAAAGAATGGCTTGATATGGATGAAACAACACGTCGTGAAATCCTTATTATGCACAATTTGATATGTACTCCAAAACAAGAAACGTTCTTGGAGATTAAAGGAGAAGAATATGAGATGTGAAGATGAAAGTCATCTGCCCGTAGCAGAACAAAGTCTAGTATTTCGTTTGTATAAACGGGCAGAAATACGTAGACAGATTCCCGATAGGTTAGCAGTCAAAGAAGGGAAACCTGATAGGATTGCTAATCTGTTAGAAGAAGCCGCCTTACGTATTCAACAGTTAGAAGCAACGTTGGCATATTTAGGTTCCAACACAAAAGGAAAGGACAATTTTCAGCCGTGAATAAGTTATATGTATTAATAGGAGTACCCGGGTCTGGAAAGTCTACTTGGGTTGCTAATCAAGATTGGGCCAAGGATTGTGCATATATTTCTACCGATCACCACGTGGAACGACAAGCTAAAATTGAAGGCAAGACCTATAGTGAAGTGTTCACAGACTTTATGCCTACTGCTGTAAAAATGATGGCGGACGATGTTGTCAAGGCTCGTGAAGCAGGCAAGGATATCTTATGGGATCAAACTAGCACAACTCTTGCTAGTCGTCAACGTAAGTTTGTAATGTTGCCTGACTACTACAAGATAGCGGTAGTATTTCGCACACCCGATCGTGACGAACTGGATGTACGTTTGTCTGGTCGTCCAGGCAAGCACATTCCAAAGAAAGTTGTAGACGATATGATTGCCAATTGGGATGAGCCAACCAAGGACGAAGGGTTTGACGAAATCTGGTATACCTGATATAATAAATACAAGTATGAAAGTACAAGATATTATATCAGAAGACGAAGAACAGTTGGACCCAGAAATGCAAGAACCGCAAGCAGAGGAACCTACGGCAGTACCCGATCCTCAACAACAAGTCCAGCCTACACCAGAACCACAAGCTGTACCTACACCAGTAGCTCAACCCGTTTACGCAGATAATAAGCAAAATAATGCAGCCATTGCCGCATTACAAATTGGTTTACCGCACGGCAATTTTAAACAACAGGCCGCAAGTGGTGCTAAAAAAGTTCGTAGTATTCGTGCTAGATCTGTTAATTTAGCAGAGCTTAGAACAGCTATGACCAACTGGGGAGCAACTCCGGCGACTACAGATGGTAACCAAGCTACCGCAAGTAGTAGTTTTCCCGCACACAGTTTTAAGAAAGGCGATGTTTTGTACACGATTGTTATCGGTATGAAAGGTCAAAAAGAAGGCGATGATACTAGCACTGGTATTGGACGTAAAGAACTTACACCAGCAGGGTTAGGTATCAATGGCGGCATTTTTAATAAACAAGAACTGATTGATAAGGTTAAACACGCGGTTAATCAAAAGTTTGGAAAGCGTGATCCATTACTTGCATCTACATTGATTGCCCTAGTGGACAATGCAGATACTGGTGGACAAACTCCTTTACTACCAGAACAAGCAAGTCATATTGCCAGTTACTTGGGCACAGTGAGTCAGGACTTCGGCGAAATTCTTGCACCCATTTTAATTATGAAGCCCGAGGATAAAGCAGAATTACCCACAGGCAACAATCCTTTAGTAGACGTTAAATTACCAGGAATGAATATGAGCGTAAAAGCTCTAACTGGATCTGGAACTAGTTTTAGGGCTATTCACGATCTAATGGACAAGTATGAAAAGTCTATTAGTAACGATAAAAACAAGAAGGCCAAGTTCAAAATTTTAAAACAATTCCACCCTACTAACGCTGGCAACAATAAAGATAAAATCATTGCGGCCGCAGCAACAGCAAAGATTCCAGAATATAAAAAGCTAGTGGAAATCGCAGGTATCAGAAGCATACCTAACTTTCAAGTTATGACTGTGGCGGTTGCTAGAATTTTAGACGAAACTACCGAAGATTACACTACGTTTTTAGCGGCAGTATATCCTGCTATGATAGCTGGCGACTGGGGCAAACCAGTTGGACTTCCAGCAGACGGTGCTTACTATTTAGGTATGAGAGAGAACGTAAAGCAGGCCAAAGCCGCAGGAAAACCTAGCTTTGATGCAGATCCAGTAAACGGCGGCGCAGACATTCTTACTTACGTACTAGGTGTAGGATTGTTGAATTACATTACTAAGGGCAAGCATTCCGATGAATACAAGGAAATGATGACTAGTATTGTTAAAGAAGCTGATGCTGTAATTGGGCATATTACTATTAACGCTGATGGCACACTAAAGCTAAAAACACGCCCATTTAGCGATATGAAGTTTGAATTCCAATATCACGCTCCTAGCCATATTCCAGGTAATAATTTACCAGGATTTATAGGAATTTTAGATTAACCAAGGGCCTTAGGGCCCTATTTTTTTGGCTCTAGCATCTGGTACATTCGAATAAATACACTATATTAATCAGTGAATGATTACAGAATAACGGAGATAGCTTATGTCGCTACGTATTAGACGCGGAACAGATACAGAAAGAAAAACTAAATGGTATGATCAAGGCGAACTTATCTGGACTACAGATAACCAAAGATTGTATGTTGGCGATAGCACACCTGGTACTACTGACGGTACACAAGGTGGTGTTAACATTTTAGCTAATTCTGTTCTAGCTGGATCTGGATTAAGTTTTAACGTTGAGCAAGATGCACTACAATTTAATATTTTAGAAGCTACAAACTTGTCATCTCAAATTGTTAGCGAAACACAAACAACAACATACACAGCTTCAGGTAGCGTAGGACAAACACTTAAAGTAGCCAATTCAATTGGTATTGTAGCTGGAATGACTGTACTACACAACGGAACTCTCGTTGGCACTGTAGCAAGTGTAAGCCAAGCAGACAGCGTAACAGTTACCCTAACAGCAAGCCCAGCAATTGGTTTATCCAACGGGGATTCTTTAGTTTTCCAATCTGGCAATTTATATTTTACAAAACCAAGAGCTGTCAGTGCAATAATAGACGCATTGGGAGAAGGCACTCAAACTGGATTGAGCTACACTAGCACATCAAACAGTATCAGTTTTACAACCAATGTATTACCAAATTATACAACTATTGAAATCAACGCGATGGAAGGAATGGCTTTGGGAACTATGGTATTTGATAGCACTCTCAATCAATTTAAAGGTTGGAACGGCACGAATTGGGCTACATTGGGCTAATTCAGCCATTGACTTAACAGCCTTTCTACGTTATAATTAGTACGTGGACGTGAGTGTAATTTGGTAAACCTCCTCCTAGTAAGCTACCCCCAGCTGAACGGAGGGCAAGGGACTTGGTCTTAGACTGTCTTTGTAGGTTCGAATCCTACCGCCCACACCAATTTTTAACAGGCACAGAAAGGCACGTATGAAAAAGGCAATAGTAGTAGCACTAATGTTAGCAACCACTAGTTCATTTGCATATTATGAAGATCCCCATCAAGAATTTGATATGACACACAATATGTCTAATCAAACTACTATCACATTCCGACCTGTAAAAAATGTTCA